TTAAAATAAATAAAACATAGAAAAGGACCCCTATAGATGGCATTCCAAGGCATTGTAACCGGCTCTGCACCAAATGATAACACTGGTGATACCCTCCTGGCCGGTGGCATAAAAATTAATAGCAATTTTACTGAGTTATACAATCTCCTTGGTAATGGATCTACTCTGGCTGTAGGTGTTGTCACCAATACAGGTGATGCTTCAGGTGTGACGGGTATCACCACTTTGATTCAGGGTGGTAACAATATTTCGGTAACTACGAATGCTGGTATCTCTACCATCTCGTATACTGGTGCTGCCAATACTTCTAATATCAATGCCAATACAGTTAATGTAAGTGGTATTGTCACCGCAACTAGTTTCAACGGTTCTGGTGCCTCATTGACTGGTGTTTTAACAGCATTGAATCTCGATGGTGCTGATGGTTCTGGTCTTACCGGTGTCGTCACCACTCTTACTGGTGCTGATGGTTCTGGTCTTACCGGTGTTGTAACGACTCTGACAGGTGCTGACGCATCAGGTGTAACTGGTATTACTACACTGATTTCTGCTGGTAGTAATATTACGGTGGAGACCACTGCTGGTATCACCACCATTACATCTTCAGCAGGTGGTGGATCTACTGCAAATGTCAGTACAAATACTCTGGTAGTAACCGGTGTATCAACGGTTGGAGTTGTCACAGGTGCAACGTACTTTGGTGATGCATCCGACATCACTTCGGGTAAGTGGACCTTGGGTGCAGTTGGTAGTAGTCATTACCAATTTACTGGTCCAGGTGGACTGAATGCAACTGCTGATCCTGTTATCTACCTTGCAAGAGGTCAATCATATGAATTTGTAAACAATATGGGTGCCCATCCATTTGAGATTCGCTCATCTAATGGTGGTTCTGCATTCTCTACAGGTGTCACAAATAACGCTGTATCGAATGGTACACTGAGATTTGATGTTCCATATAGTGCTCCAAACTCACTGTATTACCAATGCACCAGTCACGCTGGAATGGGTGGAACGATTGTTGTTTATCCTAACCTGTTTACAGTCTAAAATACCGTCTAAATAAGAAAAAAGTCCTCTAAACATGGCTGCGATAATTACTGATCAACTTCGTATCTTGAATGCAAAGAATTTTGTAGATTCCGTACAGAATTCTAACAATTCATATTACGCATGGATTGGTCTTCCAGATGCTCCTGAGTTTCAGAGTGATTGGAATGCCAATCCTCCTGCTCCTAAAGATTGTTTGGATGATTCCAATTATTATTGGGATACCATGTTGGCCCTTAAAAAGATCAACTCTGGTGATGTAAGTCAGGTTGTAAAGAAGATTACCTGGCAGTCAGGTACCACATATGACATGTGGAGAAACGATATCGATAGAAATAATCCATCGCAACCATCTGGAGCACTGGATATTTACGATTCTAACTTCTATGTAATGAATAGTGAGTTTAAAGTTTATATCTGTCTCTCCAATAACGCCAATCCAGAGAACAGTTTTAGAGGCGGTCCTTCTTTGGATGAACCAAATTTCACTGATTTGGAGCCCAGAGAGGCTGGAAGTAGTGGTGATGGTTATATTTGGAAGTATCTTTACACGATTAAGCCTAATCAGATCATCAAATTTGACTCCACAAACTTCATTCCGGTGCCTACAGACTGGGAAACTGCAGCATCTTACACTTCAGTAAGGGAAAATGCCGGTAAAAGTGGTCAAATTAAGATCGTAACCATCAGAAATCGTGGTGTTGGCATCGGAACGGCCAATATTACCTACACTAGAGTGCCAATTAGAGGTGATGGAAGGGGTGCAGAGGCCACTGTTGTCGTAAATAATGACTCAAAAATCGAATCTGTGACCGTTTCTAACGGCGGAAACGGATATTCCTTCGGAACTTTGGATTTATTGGAGGGTGGAGTTCCTACTGGTACGGTAGATCCAGTATTTAACGTCATTATTCCTCCTCCTGGAGGTCATGGAGCCGATATTTACCGTGAATTGGGTGCAAATAACGTGCTTTCTTATGCAAGATTTGAAAATGACACTCAAAATCCCGATTTTATCACCGGAAATCAGTTTGCACAGGTCGGAATTGTCAAAAATCCCAAAAATTTCAATTCAACGATCAATCTGACCACCGATAAAGCCAGTGCTGTTTATGCTTTGAAGCTTGTTGGCACCGGATTTAGTGAAGCTGTCTTTACTGCAGACACTTCTTTCACTCAAACTGTTGGTTTGGGTTCTACGGCCATCGGTAAAGTTGTTTCTTACGACCAACAAACCGGTGTTTTGAAGTATTGGCAAGATAGAAGAACAGCCGGTTTTAACACGGATGGTACTCAAAACCCAAATCCCGACTTTGGTTTTGAGCAAATCAGATTTACTGCCTTACCATCATCTGGAGGTAGTCTCCAGATTAATCCAACCTCTGGTAATACTCTACTGATTGATGAGTCGTTTTCAGGTGTATCTACTACAATAAATAGTCGTACATACTTCTTGGGTCAGGAATTCACGAAAGGAGTTTCCAATCCAGAGTCTCAAAAATACTCTGGCGACATCATTTATGTTGATAACAGACCTTCTGTTACCAGATCATCTTCACAGAAAGAAGACGTTAAAGTTATCTTGCAATTCTAAAGAGATATGCCACAGGAAACTAATCTCAATGTCGCTCCTTATTTTGACGACTTTGACCCATCATCAAACTATTATAAGATTTTGTTTAAGCCGGGTTTCCCGGTTCAGTCTAGAGAACTGACTGGTCTTCAGTCAATTCTTCAGAATCAAGTAGAAGAGATGGGTAACCATTTCTTCAAAGAGGGTGCGAAGGTTATTCCTGGTGATCTGACATATATTCAAAACTTCTTCGGTGTTCAAATTGAACCCGAGTTTCTTGGCATTCCTGTTGGAATCTATCTCGATCAATTAGTAGGAACTAAAATTACTGGTGCCACATCCGGTATCACAGCAAAGGTAATCACCTATATCACAGATAAGCAGTCAGAAAGAGGCACATTTACCTTATATCTTAACTATGAGAATTCACCATCTTCTGATGAAGAGGTACAAACCTTTCAAGATGGTGAAATTCTGACGACGAACACAAATATTACATATGCATCTACCTTTATCTCTGCTGGAGAAGGATTTGCAACCACGATTCCTCAAGATGCTGCGATTGTAGGTTCTTCCTTCAATATTTCGCAAGGTGTTTATTTCCTGAGAGGATACTTTGTTAATGTTGATACTCAAACTCTGATTCTTGATCAGTACAGTAATACACCCTCTTACAGGGTTGGTCTTGATGTTGTTGAAGAGATCGTTTCTTCTGATGTTGACCCTTCCCTGAATGATAACGCCCAGGGATTTAAAAACTTTACTGCACCTGGTGCTGATAGACTTAAAATCTCAACAACTCTGTCTAAAAAGCCTTTAGGTAGATTTGATGAAACTAACTTCGTTCAACTATCAGAGGTAAAAGATGGAGTTCTTCGTATTATTAACAAAAATACTGATTATAACTTCATTGGGGACGAATTTGCGAGAAGAACCTTCGATGAGTCCGGTAATTATTATATCAAGGAATTTATAACTTCAGTTAAGAACAGTCTTAACGATAATGAAGGTAATAAAGGAATCTATAATTCAAATCAAACAACACAGGGAGGAAGTGTTCCTAGTGATGATCTTGGAATCTATAAGATCTCACCAGGAAAGGCATATTGTAGAGGATATGAAGTAGAAACAATTGCACCTACTCTCATTGACTTTAATAAGCCTAGATCGACCAAGAAAGTTGAGGATCAAGCTGTTAATTTTGGTTTTGGACCCACTCTTAACCTTAATCGTGTAAATGGATCTCCTACGATTGGTATCAATACCTCTCTGACTGTAAGCTTAAGAGATTCCAGACTTGGTGTTACATCATTCAGCTCTGCTGGTGCGGAAATTGGTGTTGCAAGAATTTATGACTTTGCGCTTGAGGGTGGTTCTTATAACACACCATTCCCCAATCTCAATAACTGGGACTTGTCTCTGTATGATGTTCAGTTATATACCACCGTTACACTTAATGATGCAGTTACCCTGACAGTCTCTACACGAGTTAAGGGTGAGTCTAGTGGTGCTACAGGATTCCTAAAGACTGCTGTAACCAACGCAACCAGTCTGTCTCTCTACAACGTATCTGGTGAGTTCCATAAGGGTGAGAGACTTCTGTTCAATGGTGTATTGGACAACGCAAGATTTGTTGTAAGTGATAAAAACTTCTCCCTCTCTGATGTTAAATCGGTTCGTAGTCTTGTAGGAACTGCTGCAACATTCACTGCAGATACGATTCAAACCAAAGTACGTAGTTTTGGATCTGCTAATGTTTCTGCAGGTGGTGGTGGATCCTCTCTGATCTCCATTCCTGCCGATCCTGGATTCTCTTTTGTCGGTGTCGTCACCACTGGTAATATCGTAAGATACTCAAAACCAGGGTTTGACATTGCCACTTTGAATAAAGTTATTGGTATTGCAAAAACTAATATCACAGTCGAAGCAATTGCATCTGTGAATGGTGTATGTGATGGTACTCTTCCCGCCGCAGTTACTAACGTTCAAAACTTTGAACTACTTTCAACTAAAGGAACTGGAAGTTCTGCTGGCTCTGGTAATCAAGCGAATAATAGAGCACTGTATAGTACATTCCCTAAGGCTAATGTATCATCAGTAAATCTTGTTGATTCTGAGATTGTTATTAGAAGACAATATACAACATCGATTACAAGTAATTCTACACCCGTCATTAATACTGAGGACAAAGAGGTATTCCTTCCCTTTGATGAGGAAAGATATATCCTGATCAGATCTGATGGTTCTACCGAAGTATTGACCGAGGATAAGTTTGAATTTACCAATGGATCTAAGTCAATCAAGATTAATGGACTTGGTGCTAATGATACCAATACCAAGTTGATTACGACCATCAGAAAAACTGATGTTAAGTCAAAAACTAAAATTAGGAAACTGGCTCAAGATATTATTATTAGTAAATCTAATACTACGGCATCTGGTATTGGCTCAACCTCTCTTGGAGACGGTTTGACCACGGGTAACTGGCCATATGGTACTAGAGTTCAGGATGAGGAGATCTCACTGAACACTGTTGATGTTTATAAGATTTATGGTATCTTCCAATCGGAAGACGAAAGTGATCCTACATGCCCAAGTATGACTCTTTCTCAGTTGGATGGTATCACTGCAACGACAAATGATCTAATCGTTGGTGAGATTATTACGGGTCAGACAAGTGGTGCTAAAGCCATCTATCTTCAGAAGTTGGATGACACTGCCATCTTCTTTACCTATTTGAATGATACTGTATTTGCTAATGCAGAAGTGGTTAAGTTTGAGTCTTCTACTACTAATGGTGTTACATCCAATGTAAGTCTTGGATCTAAAGACATTACTGAGGACTTCCAATTCTTTAATGGTCAAAGAGGAACTTTCTACGATTATTCTAGAATCATTAGAAGCGCCGAAGCACAAGTTCCAAACAGGAAGATTCGTGTTTACTTTGCATCATCCTCATATGATGCTGGTGATGAGGGTGATATCACTACGATCAATTCCTACGTCGGTTACAATTATAGTACAGAAATCTCTGGTGTCGATGGTGTTAGAAACTCTGATATTATCGATGTAAGACCTAGATTGGCAGACTATGTTCTGGCTGAAGGTGCAAGATCCCCATTTGAATTTGATGGAAGAAACTTTGTAGATGGAACTTCAAATGGTAATAAGCAGTCATCCAGTCACATTATTGCATCTGATGAGTCACTAACAGTAGATTACAATTACTATCTTCCAAGAGCTGATAGAATCTACATTGACAAAGATGGTGCATTAGGATATCAAGCTGGTACTCCCGACGATTTCCCCAAACTTCCTGATAGTCTCAGCAATGTAATGAACATTGCTAATGTATTTCTCCCAGCATACTTGTATGATGTGGGTGATGCTCAGATTAAATTCGTCGAGCATAAGAGATATCAGATGAGTGATATCTCTAAACTTGAACAGAGAATTAAAAATCTTGAGTATTATACTTCACTGAGTCAACTGGAAACTAACACTCTCAACCTGTTTGTTGAGGATGCTAATGGTCAGAACAGATTCAAGTCCGGTGTATTTGTTGATAACTTCACGTCTCTTGATCCACAGGATAGTTCGATTGGTATCAGAAACTCAATCGACACAGAGAATGGAGTTCTTAGACCTTCTCACTACACTACTGCACTTAATCTCCAACTTGGAACAACTGCTATTGCTGGTATTGGAACTACGTCAAACGCAAATCAGGATGCAGACTTTGCAGACGTTGTAGGTGTCAATGTCAAGAAGAGTGATAGAATTATCACACTTGACTATGAAGATGAAAATTGGCTGGAACAACCCTTTGCTACAAGAGTCGAAAATGTTACTCCATTCCTTGTTCAGTTCTGGCAAGGTGAAATCGAACTGATCCCAGAAGTCGATGTATGGATTGATGTCAATAGACTTGAAGTCAATGAAGTAATGATGGAGGGTTCCTTCCAAGGTATTGCTCAAGCTCTAGGTGCTAATGTAAGAACTGCTGCAGATGGAAGTAGAAGAGGTGTATCCCCTGTAACTTGGAACTCCTGGCAAACAGTTGGTGTTGATGTAAATACGTCACTCTCCAATAGGGTATCCAGAAGC